ACTGGAATAAGCCTGCCGGAACTAAACGGCAGTTTTCATGTAAGCGGGTTGTCGGCCATCCTCAAAGACAATGAAACCATGCGTAATATCCGGGAAGTTATTTTACCCCTCAAGACCGAAGGTTCTGCTTTTGCTCCATACATCAAGACTTACAATACATTAAAATCCATAGAAGAAAGAATCAATATCAAAGACGAAAACATTATTGTTACCGAAGATGAAGCGAAGGATATCGATGATGCAGAGCGTCAACGTCAGGACATGGTAGCCCAGGAACAAGCCAATGCCATACGCGAAGAAGCGGAACAAAAAAGACAACTGCATGATGAAAAAATGTCCAAGATAGACAAGGACAAACAGAACCTTGACGTTAAACTTGTAGCCGAACTGAACAAAGACAACGACAACAAGGACAATAAGGATAAAGATGCCAAGTAACCCGTTAAGCGCACCGGGACATGATGTAGATATTCAAACCGGTAGGCCCATTGAAGAAGAAAGAGAAATTGTTGCAAAGCGTCGTATCAGGAAAATAGCTGAACGAAGTCAATCTCTTATTAATGAATTGTCTGACGACAGGGGCGTATTGGTTGAACAGCTTATGGCTCTTTATGTTGAGCGCATAAATCAACTTATTTCCGTAGATGCCGAATGTCAGGCGTACGAAAAGTTAATGGGTACAATTAAGCACACCATAAGTATTGGCAAGAAAATCGTGGAAGACAGAGCGAAAGGACTTGTCGATCTATAATCTTCGGGCCTGAAAAGATACCCCGGAGATATAAAGGAACCCGTTTTATCGGAGAAGCGGATACTTCAATACATCCGAAAGGAGAATGAGAAATGCCGGACACCCAAGAAAAACTTTTATCAGTAGAGGAGGCCCAGGATAAAATCAGGGAAGGATCTGTTTATACCGGTAAAGTGGATACGGATAAAACCCCCACAGAACAGGAAATCGAACAGAAACGCCTTGATGACGAAGCCGAAGAAAAACGCCTTAAAGAAGAAGCCGAACTTGAAGCTCAAAAACTTGTCGAAGAAAAAGAAGTAGAGGAGAAAGCTAAACGTGAATCGGAAGCCGAGAAAGAAACCGAAGCGGAAAAGAATCGTAAAGAAGAAGAGGAACGGCTGGAAAAAGAGCGGATAGAGAATGAGCGTATCGAAAATGAACGGATTGAAGCCGAAAAGGAATCCGAAAAGTTCAAGTACAAGTCTCACGAAGAAGCTGAAAGGGCTGCAAAAGAAGCCGAAAGAAAAATGCACGAGGCGACAACGCAAGCCAAAAAGCTGAAAGAAGAAATCGAGGCGATAAAAGAGGAAACTTCTCAGGCGGCCAAAGACGGCAAGATCGACAAAAAACAGGAAGGAACCCTAAAAAACGTATTCGTGGATATGCTGAAACGCATAGATGATCTTGATGTATCCGATGACAATTACCGGGAAGAACTCGCCGCAATTTGGGCAGAAGGCCTTGGTGAGGGTTATTCAATACGGGACAAAGAACGAGACGAAGCGTTAAATGCGAAACGGGCTGAAGAAGAATCGAATAAAAGTATTTTGAATCAAGCTAACACTTTAGCCAAAAAAGCCGGGTTGGATATGGATTTCATTACTGATGAAAATGGAAAACAGATTTCAACCGTGGATTACGACCTGTTTTGGGCCACTGTCGCAAAATCCGAACTTGTTGGCGATACTCCTGAAGAAAGAATTGATTGGGTGATCGATGAAGTAAAAGGCAAGAGATCGAAAGATAAAGAGGCAATACTTAATCAACAAAAAATTCTGAGCAAAAAAAGTGAAGAATCTCAGAATAAAAACAAGGTCCTTGAAAAAGGGATAACGGTAGTTGCGGACAAGAAACTTAAAGATGTGCATCCATTATCCATTACAGAAGGCTTATCGAGGATCGAGCGTAGAATATAAGGAGATACTATGCCTGCACATAATTGGACGTATGACGCTGATATTGGTGTGTTTAAAAACCACTTTATGAGCAATGAACTTTTACTAACATCATTGGGAGCCTGCAAGATAGTTCCCTTTACCAAACCATTTCCGGGTGTTGGAAACACCGTAAAAGGTCAGGGTGAAACCATTAACATCATGCACCTGAACGAATTGGGTGATCCTACAACCACTCAGCTTGAAGAAGAAACCAGAATTCCGATTGACAAGCTGACTCTTGGGAACCGGACAGTAACTTTGGCCGAGTTTGGCCGGGGTATTGAATACAAAAACCTTGCTGAGCAACTTTCCAAATTCAAGCCTTCGTATTATTTGCAGAAGGCTTTGATCAGGCAGATGGAAAGAGCTTTGGACACGACCGCAGCAACCGCCTTCAAGCATACGGATGTGAAGGTTTGTTTTATTCCCACTTCATTGACAGGTGGTACTTTCGATACGGACGGAACCCCATCTACTACGGCAACTGCGAACCTTACCTTTGATCATATGGGAGTACTGGCTGATTATATTGCCGGTAATATCCATGTTCCCCCGTTTGAAGGTGATGATTATATCATGTTGTCTTGCCGGAAGACTTTAAGGGGCCTGAAGCAAGATACCCTTTGGCAAAGTGTTCATATGTACCTCCAGAAGGGCGATTTGTTTTTTAAGGGCGAGGCCGGAAAAGCTGAAAACATCAGATGTGTTCAGGTAGATCGAGAGGCCGCAATTTCCAATACGGCGGGTGCTTCAACGGTTCTTGGCGAAGCGATTGTATTTGGTGATGAAGCCGTTGGATACGCCGAGGCCGAAAGTCCTCAGCTTTATGCCAACCCGAACTATCAAGACGATTTTGGTAGGCGAAAAGCTGTTGCCTGGCGCGGAATCTATGTTTTCGGTTCGGTGTGGGATTCAGCCGATGACGGCAAGGCAAAAATCATAAGGATTACAAGCGCATAGACATCAGGATGATTTTGGCAATAAAATAGCGGTAGTGCTTGACACCCCTTCTTGAATAAGTTATATTATTTTAAAACTTATAAAAGGAGGGAGTCATGGCTAAAAGAAAACCAAGAGAATTAGTTAAGTGTCAATTGTGCGGAAAAGAGTTTGAGGTAATTTTTGGAAACCCTAAAAACCAAAAGTGGTGTTCATCTCAATGTGCTTATAAAGGCATTAAAAAAAGAACGGATGACTCAAGCGCTGAAATTCCTTGTTTGCAATGTGGAAAAGTTAGGCGTGTTCCTTTGTCGAGAATTAAGCGTGGGAAAGGAATGTTTTGCAGTCAAAAATGTTTTCAGGCTTATCGAAAAGAACTGCAAGAAGCAAAAAAGTGTACTCGAATTTGCCAACAATGCAACAAAACCTTTAAGGTTCATCCGGGTGCGTTTAGTAATTCACACGTTTGGAAGTATTGTTCTGAACAATGCTATTACGACTCAAGAGCTGACAGGGCAAGAAAAAGGGATGGTGAAACACATAAAAACAACGGATATGTTCAGGTTTATATGTATGACCATCCATCAGTCCAAGGTAAAAGAGTTAAAAGAGTTATGGAACATCGCCTTGTTATGGAAAACATTTTGGGTCGATATCTTGAACCATACGAAACGGTTCACCATAAAAATGGCATAAAAGATGATAACAGACCTGAAAATCTTGAATTATGGTTACAAAAAGGGCATCCAACTGGCAAGAGATTGCAAGATATTTACAGAAAGGATGTAGAACGTCTTGCTCTTGAAAATTACAAGTTAAAAGAACAACTTAAAAAACTAACCTAACAATCCCGAATATTGGGTTGACTGATATTCGGCATAACTAAGAGTGGGTGACACTCTAAAGGAGAAAGAAAATGATCGGACAAAGAGTAGCATTATTTCCAAGATATACCACAGCCGCAATTGAGGCATCAGGTTGTGATATGTCCAACACGGCAGACGAAGCATGGTTTGACATTCCGTTTAAGTGCAATGTTCTTTACGCGGGAATGGTGGTAACGACCATTATTGCCGGCGATGCTGTTGTTAAGTTTGATAGACGGCATACCGCTGGATCAGACGGTTCGGATCGAACGGACGGAACCATTGCGGCCATTACCCTGCCCGATACCACAGCGGTAGGCACATTGGTTTACGACAAGGCCGCACAGGATTCTTTAACCAAGGCTGCGGCTGATCTGCTTACGACCGCCGCGACCTGTCGAGCAGGTGGTGGTTATTGGGATGGAACGAACTGCAAGAATCATGCTTACGGAGAACTTCAGCCCGGGAACGAGGTTGTGGTTCAAGTAGTTTCGGGAACAACCGGCAATGCATCTCCGGTTCTTGTGGTTGAAGTTGCCGAAGAAGTATTTGGCAATCTGGATAATGTACTGGAAACAGCTTAACCCCATAACTCCCTAACCCCGAGGGGTGTGTAAAAAGCACTCCTCACATCCTTAACGCCCCGTAGGGGTAGAAAGATAATGGAGGATTTTTAAAATGGCTGATTTAGAATATACCGACGTAACAGTAACGCTTAACACAAGAGACAGGCATGTTCTTGGAGGCATTAGAATGTCCCAGGGAAATTTTGCCTTTGGAGACGGCGCATTAACCTATCCTAACGGCGGGATTCCAATGCCTGCTGTTGGAAGTTTTGGAATGAACCGGGAAGTATCAGTACTTGATATTGTGGATTCTTCTGGTAATGGACAGGCTTACAGATATGATCAATCTAACCGAAAGGTTAAGATGTTCACGATTGCGCCTCCCATTATTAATGAAGAGGTTGTAACCGTAACGGCGAAAGTAGGTTATTTGAAATGGCCTGCTGCCCATATCGAATATGTAACAGACGATGCAACTCAATACCGGGTTATCCCCGGCGGGTTGACTCCGGCTACCGGCCAGGTGGCGGTGGATATGGGATTTAGTCTTACCACGGGAGTTTTGACCAGAGGTCAGAGATGTAAACTGACATTTTATGACTCCGTAAGTGGTGGTACGATCAAAGTGAGCTATGTTACCCAGGCATGGAAAGACGTTGCCGACAATATGGTTCAGGCATGTATTACCAAAGGAACTAGAGTCTATGGCCATGCCAATCTAAGTTTTACCGAGGGGACACCGGACGTTATCAAGCTTGGCGAAGATTACGTTGCTATGCAGAGTGTTTGTTGGGATGACGACGGAACCTATACCGCTATGTCTGCCCTTCAGGACGATGCCACACTTACCGCTTCTGAAGGTGAATGTGTGCTTGATTTCCGAAAGGGTTCAACCTATGGGGAAGCGTCTTTTCATCAGGACGATGCTGTAGATGCTGCGGACAATTCGGTGTATTTCAACTATATCAAAGATCCGGGTGCCGGGTTCTTGTATAATCGATTCACCAATGCGGCCATAGACGATGTTTCTGATACCCTGTCGTTTACGGACTTTCCGCTTATTGCCTGTACTTGTGGTGGTATTCCAATGGAATTAACCACAAAGAAATGCCTGATGACCGGTGTGAATGATACCGTTGCCGCCGGAGAAGGGAAGTTTACAAGCCATCCATATCTTTGCGGAGTGGCCCCGTCTCATCAGCACGCAGCAATTACCGCTGGAACCCCGGCCGGAACGAATGCGGCCAGTGTTGTTACCCCAGGTGATCATGCAACGGTGGAGGGAGTTACAAAAGGTACTCCTGCCCTGACTCACGATGCAGATCCGGTTTCAAACAAGGCTGCTGCTCTTCTTTATATTGTTGAGGCGTATGGAGTTGGAAACAAAAACATAGGAGTGCTGCAATCAAATTGTGCTTCAACCACAAGTATTCTTGGTTCTGTCGATGATGCTTCCGGTGCTTGCGGTGCGGCCACCCCGAGATTTTTTGTAACCCACAATGCTACTCCGGACGGAGTTGTTATCTACGTTGATCAGGCCGACAATGACAAGCTTGTATTTATTTCACCGACTGAAACCGATGCCATTATCATTATGCCGTTTGAGGCCATTGCCGATGGTATTCCAGGATATGCATATGCCGTAACGGTTCATCATAAGGCGAGCATGTCTGGATGTACTCAGCTGTATTTTGATGATAATGGCGCTGCTGATACTCAGTTGTACTTTGTCGATGTTGGTGCATCAGGGGGGGTTATTTTACCTGCTGATATAGAAGTTATTGCCCCTCAGTACACCGGCATTACCGGGAATTGTGGTTCTGCTGCTGCTCAAGTGTTAACCGGGGCGGAAATGGGAACCCATCAGCATGCTTCGGCTTCGGTAGCCCCTGTTGTTACCATGCACGGCGATACAGACGATGATTCAATGCCTGCATGGATAGCCGGAGATCCTTCGGAGATTTATGTTGTTCCCCTGGAACTTCCGGACGGAACAATCGTTCAGTCGACAACCTTAAGATTTATGGCTTGGGGCAGATAGTAATCATTATCAATAACCAAAGGAGGGGCTTAACAACCCCTCCTAACTTTAACAAGGAGAGGGTATGCAGGTTATTAACACCAGCGGGTACGGAGAATTAACTTTCATAAGAACATGGTCAGACGGAACAATCCATATCGGGAAACTCAAAGATGGTGGGTATTGCCATATCGGGGGTCCGCCGGTTGCTTCAAAAAGGGATCTTGAGAGTGCCATTCCTGTCGGGAAAGATTTAGACGATGCTCTTTATTGGTGGGAAAACAAAGACAAGGTTGAAATCAAGAAGGATAAGCCCAAGATTCAAATCATGGAAGACGGTTCATACGCTTTGAGTGATGGCAGTCCCATAACCGGCGTAGGTGATCTTATTGCTCACATTCCACCTGGGCCCGGACTTGATGCTGCGGTTCTATGGTATGTTGAAACTCACAGGGACAAGATCGAACAAGGAAAATCCGACAAAGACGATATCGCTCAAAAGACCCTGGAAACCAGGGAGCAACTACAGGCCCGAACCTGTGTTTGTGGCAAGATCTTAAAGAATCCCTTTGGGTTAGAAACCCACCAGAGGACTTGTAAACTCTATCAGGCAACTTTATCAGCGGATACAGTTGTTGAGCAGAGCTTGGATAGTGTTGAACAGGCCGCCTGATGACAGACCATGTAAGAATATGCCCTGTATGTAAGCTGGTGTATAGACCCGATCCTCGCGCATATGAAGACCCTGACATTTATTGCCCTAAGTGCGGTGCGAAACTGGAAGATGAAGAAGAAAGCGAGGAATAATGAATTTGTTGAGGTTGCAGGAAGAACTTGCCTTAATGGTGAAGGATTCCACTTTTGAAAATTATTATACCACTTGGTTGAACGATGCCATTTTAGAGATAGCGTCTGACTTTGAGTTGCCCGATTTAAAGTTAAAGACACCAACCACGCTATCCACAATAGATTTTACTTCTGCGTCGGTGACATTTGAAACTGCTGATAATTCCATTAATGCTACCAATATTGGCGCCAGTATAACTGTTGGTGATAATTCCACTGATGTAATATTGGTAAGTGGAGCAGACGAATCCGCAAACAATACCAAGTTCACTGTTACAACGGCAACCGATGACAAGCTGATTGTATCCGAAACCGTTACGGAAGAAGCTGCCGGAAACACGATTAATATTACCTACAATTGGCTCCTTGACCTGCCTGCCACATACCACAAGAAAGTCTTCAAGTGCCGAAATTCCAATGGGGATAGAATCACAGTCGGGCGAAGGATTCAAACGATTGAAGAAATTGACTATGACCATGATGAAACGGGCGATTATGTAACCAATATTGCCGTTGAAGGTGACAAGATAGCAATATTTCCCAAAGCGGTTGATACGTTATATTTATGGTTTTACCGTCTTCCGGTTGACATGAGCGACGACGCTGACGAACCCGATGGGATACCTTCAGCATATCACGAAAGAGTTATTATTCCAAAGCTCATTATAAAAAACTCAGCCATTTTACAAGATCTGACCATTCAATATCCTCCTGAATATTTCCACAGAAAATACAGTGAAGGTCTCTATGGCAGTCGTGCGGGTGATGTTGGAATGATAAATTATTTTGCAAAAAGTAAGGGATTAAAAAGACATGGTGGTAGAGATCCCCTGCCATAGGAGAAGATATGAATCCGAAAAATGTTAATTATGATGACAGTGTGGCCTATGAAGCATCTGCAATTGTCAAAGCTACTCCGGGTACGATTTACAGTGTTGTTGGGTACAACAGTAAAGGTTCAGCACAGTTTATTCAACTCCACGATTCCGCGACTCTGCCGGCAAATGATGCAGTTCCGGCAATGATATGGACTGTTCCGGCGTCAGATAATTTTTTCTTAGACTTCGGAGAAATTGGTCGATGGTGCGAAAAAGGAATTGTTCTGAGCAATTCAAGTACCGGCCCGACGAAAACCATTGGTTCAGCAGATTGCTGGTTTTCCGTTCAATACAAGTAGAGGGGGATATGATCACTGAAGAAGAAAAAATAGAGATAATTGATCGGGCCGTTGAGAAGGCATTGTTGTTAATCCCCGAAGTTGTCGGGAACATGATGACTAATTTTTCAGTCCTGAGAGAAACCAATCAGAAGTTTTGGGATAAATACCCTGAATTTGTGAAAGATAAGGATACTGCAAAAATTGTTATTGAAGAAACCGAGGCTAAAAATCCGCTTTGGAGTCATAAAAGAATTCTTGAAAAAGCAGCAATTGAAATTCCAAAACGAATTGACACGATTAAAACGCATGGGGTAATTTAATGGCAAGAGGTAGGTTCTCAATAACCCTTGATTCAAACTCAAGGACCGGAAATTTAGACAGAGGGTTAAGGCCTTCAAAACGAATGCCGCGTAACAGTGGAGGCTTTCTCGTAGAATGTGCCGGCGCCGTTGGCCGGGATGGTGTACTTCAGGTGCTTGATGAAATTACCCGGCTGGACATGGATCTTGTTGAGGTTGATTATACCGGAAGAACAAACACCTTTACCGTTGGAGGCACTCTTACTGGCGGCACTTCAGAGGCAACCAGCACGATTATTCGCAGCGACGTTGACGGCACAAGCGGGACCCTTTATCTGTGGGATGTTACCGGAACCTTTACGGATACCGAAACCATATCGGATGGGACGGCGAGTGCTACTGCCGATGGTGGCTCTTCATCCATCGGAACAGCTTTCCCCTATCCTCAGATTTTCGTATTTACGAATGTAATTATTATTTGCACAAGCACCATGATTTTCGAATGGGTTTCAAGTGCGCCGGTCCACAAATTAACGGTTGCGGCGGGTTCAACCTGGTGTGCCTTAGATTTTCACGACTATGTGTATCTTAGCAACGGAACGGTAGTGGTTGAAAGAGATGCATGGGATAAGACGTACGCGACAACAACGGAATTACCGACAGCAATGGCGGCGTGTGATTTTAACGGCCAGGTATTTCTTGGTTCACCGGATGCGGGGTATGAAGCATAATGACTTGGATAGATGACAATAAGGGTGCTGGGCCGTGGGGTTTTACGGAGCAAGGGGATAAGTGGGGATATTTGAACAACCCCCGGTGGTCTAATGGTAAAAAGGGTGCGGCTGACAGTATGAGCGCGTCGGAGTTTTGTGAAGAGAAAGGAATTTCGCTTGAGCCTGAAGAGACACATCGACCTTGTGGGCATTGGCATAAGCGAAGGGAAATAATTGAAAGCATATACCCTGGAAATCTTTATGCCTGCGGGGCCGCTCACGCAGGGCAATTAGGTTTAAATTTTGATTATGCAATTGGCTACAATGCGCCCCATACACTTGCAAGCGGTGTATGGTTAAAAGTTGCATGTGGATATTGGCACTCGATTGCCATTAAGAATGATGGAACTTTATGGGCAACCGGAGAAAATCAAAATGGTCAATTAGGGCTTGGTGACACTACTGACAGGTTTGAATGGGAGCAAGTTGGTTCTGACACGGATTGGGCGAAGGTTTTTTGTGGAACTAATTGTTCTCTTGCAATTAAGACTGATGGGTCCCTATATGCCTGCGGAAGCAATTCATATGGAGCAATAGGATTCGATAATGGCGGAAATGATGTAGATACAATTACACTGCTATCTTCTGATTCATGGTTGACGGTAGCTTCTGGATCTATTCATTCTGTTGCAATTAAATCAGATGGAACCATGTGGGGAACGGGGTATAATGGATTAGGACAATTAGGCTTGGGTGATAATACCGACAGGGCTGTTCTTACTCAAATTCCGGGTAGTGGTTGGGTTGATGTTGGATGTTGTGAAAGTGACACGTTGGCACTAAAAAGCGATGGAACCCTATGGGGAACCGGAGAAAATTGGGCGTTTGAATTGGGCCTTGGGCATGACAATGAAGTTAATGAATTTACTCAAGTCGGAAGTGATACGGATTGGGACAACATTGATTGCGGCGCAACCTTTTCACTGGCTGTTAAAACAAATGGCGCTTTATATGGTGCTGGATATAATGCTTACGGGGAACTTGGATTCGATTGGGAGTGGCCGGACGATAAAGAATATATAGAAACCTTCACTCAAATGGGAACAGATACCAATTGGGCAAAAGCAATTGGCGGAATTGAATCATCTGCTGTTATTAAAACAAATGGCGAGCTTTGGACAACAGGAGAGAATGGCCATGGTCAACTTGGTCTTGGAGATCATACACGGCGATATGAACTTACGCAAGTATCTGGCTCTTATAACGAAGTGGCTGTTGGCTGGAATCATTCAATTGTTATTAATTCAGACGGCGAATTAAAGGGGATGGGTACTCAAAGATATGGTCCACTTGGAACCGGATATGTAACGAATATAACCAAACTTACTTTGGCAAATGATGAAACGTGGCTTGCTGTAGATTGTTGGTATGCACATGCTTTGGCTATCAAAGATGATAAATCTTTATATGGAACGGGTTATAATTCTTATGGGCAGCTTGGTTTGGGTGATAGAACCTCTTTGCGTTATGTTTACACGTTGATAAATTCAGCTCTTTCATGGAAACAGGTTGCAACAGGAAATTATCATTCTTTGGCGCTTACTGAAGATGGAGTGATTTATTCATTTGGTTATAATTATTATGGCCAATTAGGACTTGGTGTTTTTGGATCTGTATCTATCTACAGATATTACGACGAACTGACTCAAGTTTCTGGAAGTGATTGGGCATTTATTGCGGCTGGATCTCAGGTTTCATTTGCTATTGATACAGATGGGCTTTTATACGCTTGTGGTCATAATAGCAGTGGTAATTACGGTCAATTAGGACTTGGCGATAATGAAAGCAGAAGTTCTTTTACCCAATGTATAGGAACTGGATGGAAACAGGTCTCAGTTGGGTCATGCCATGCCGCTGCCGTTAGAGATAATGGAACACTCTGGACAACAGGTAAAAATACTTACGGCCAATTAGGATTAGGCGATTACGACCAGAGAACAATTTGGACTCAGGTTGGATCGGATACCGATTGGGATTATACAGAATGTGGTTATAATTTTACGCTGGCCGTGAAAACAGATGGTGCTTTATATGGGACAGGGGTTAATACAAGAGGTCAATTAGGGCTTAATGACGAAACAAACAGAAACACATTTACGGAAATTTCAAGTGGATGGCTGCATGGCGGGTATGAAGGCATGGCCGAATTTAGCGGCGGGGATAGTCATTCGGCTGCGATATACGGAAATAATTACATTAAAACAACAGGTGAAAATCTTAATGGCCAGCTTGCGACAGGAGAAATAGGAGCAGCATACGAAAGAGACGAGTTTGATGATATTGTTGACTCTATTCCGGTTGATGGCGAACAAGACCTTTGGGAATTTGTTGTATCTGGTTTAGACAGCACGTTTGCCTTGAAAATCGTAAGTGGAACCGAAACAACAACCTATAACGATGACGATGAACCACAAATTTGGAGCTTACCAACAAAAGGGCCTTCTTTATGA